GTAGTACAACTGCATCTTCTCCATATTATGTACTTAAATCAACAGAAAATAAAAGTGATTTAAATTTACCAATTGTACAAGAATGTCAAGGCCTTATACTTGAAAAAAATACTAATAAAGTTATTGCCCATGGTCTTAATCGTATTAGAACCGATATATCTGAAATTAAAGAAGATGAAATTGTTGCGGTTAACGAAATGATTGATGGTCCTCGTATTTTTGTATGGTGGAATATCTATCTGAATGATTGGTCTATCTCAACTGGTGGTTCTACTGATGCAACATCTATTAATACTATCTGTATTAACCCTTCAAACCCCAAATATATTATTAAAAAATCATTTTATGAATTATTCATGGAAACTAACCCTGATTTTTCTAATCTTGATAAGTCTTACACATATACCTATATTTTAGAACATCCATTTATTACACATGATCCTTCTACTCAAATAGCTGCTCATCTTATCTTTATCCGTAATAATAACTCACATTCTCCAGATATTTATCATATTAAAAAAACATCAATTCTTAATAGCTTCTCTAATAAAGGCGAACTTAATGAATATGTCACTTCTCCCCAATATAACAAAAAAGGTGTCATTATTACTGTTCACAATAAAGATGGTATTCATACTAAATATTTTCAATATAAAATCCTTAACCCTAACTATGAACAAAAACAACTTATTAAAGGTAATACACAAAATATCACTTATTACTTAATAAATTGTATTAAAAATAATCAAACTAATAATCTTTTACAATTATACCCTGTTTATAATAAAACTATTCAAACTATTAACAACTGTATAGTAGAAATTAGCAAACGTATCTATTGGCAATACATCAACAAACATGTATTTAAAAAAGATGTTAAATTTACACCAGAATACTATCCTACTATTCGCCAATTAGCGGGTACTTATATCCAAACAAAAGAAACAATTACAAAAGACTATGTATTGGATATTGTTAATAAATTTCCAACACCATTAATTACATCTCTTATCAATAAAACTCTCTTAAAATTATAATAACTTTCTCTCTATTGTTTCATCCTTAATTTCATTTAATAATAATTTAACCGACTCCACACATTCATTACATCTCTCCACCATAAAGTCGATTAAATTATTACTACTCTTTATCTGTAATACAATTATGTCTTCTAAAGGATGTGGTTGTTTATATGAACAAAATTCTACATTTTCATCCTTATATAATAACTCAACTAATATATTACCTAATGTATGATTCTCTTTATTAATTATAATATTATACATGTTTTTAACATTTGGTACAGTTTTAATCCTAATATCATCACTTTTATTTTGTATATTCTTAATAAAATTATTTAATTTTTTAATTAATGTTTCAACTGCCATATATAAGATAGTTTTATTATTATATACCCCACATGTTTCTAAATCATAAGAATAAGAATTAATATCATGATAAAACCCTACATTTGTACATGTTTGCCATCTTGCATTATTTGTTTTTAAACCTTTATTTAACGAATATTTTCCAGCGATTCCTTCACGTATCTCCATTGTACAATCAAATTTTTCTTTTGGTTTTAATTGTAATAATAATATATGTGGTTCATTAAATAATTTTTCTTTAATATCTAAATATTTATCATCATCATCTATTATTGTTTTTAATTCTATTTTTATATCTTTCGTTGTTACTTCTATAATATCTTCTGTATTATTTTCAACTTTTAAACTACATTTTATATTATTTATAATATCTATAAAACTATAATTTTCTGATTCTGTTGAAATCTTATTAAAGTATTTTATAGGTACCAATGCAAATCTCTCTTTAACATATTCATTATGAAATATGGATGTATTATTCTTAATATTTATATTATCTATATCTATTGAAAATGATGGTACTTCTGACATCAATATTCTTCTAATTCCATTTGCTATTGATAAATTAACATCTTTTATATCAAATTTTAAATGATTATATTCATCACTATGAAATGTTATATTCATAATTAATATCTATATATTAATATTATATATATATTTAAGTTATTTTCAATTTTATTATTTCGTATATAAAATAATAATAAATATATTATATTAGATTAAATAAATATGACTCAAAAAAATTTACTTTTTTATAGTAATAAATGTAAATTTTGTAAAGAATTAGCTGAATTATTAAGTAAACATAATATTGTCAATAATTTTATTAAAATTTGTGTTGATGACCCTAACTTAAAACTTCCAGAAATTGTAACATCTGTTCCTTTTGCGGTTATGAAAGATTTAAATAAAGTACTTGAAGGTAATGATATCTTTAAATATATTAAAAATACTTATGAGAAAAAAGAATTAAATGGCTATAATTCAATGGAAATGGGTGCTTATAGTGATGGTTTCTCTTTTGTTACAGAATCTGATGATAATATTGAAAAAGGTAATAATTCATCACTTGATCAATCATTCTCTAACATTAATTTAATGGGTAATGATATTATAACACCTAATGAAGATGAAGGTAACTTTGATACTTCAAAAAAATTAGAAGAATTAGTTAATTCTCGTACTAAAGACGATACTGTTTTTAATTCTAAATAAATTAAATATTTATTTAAACATATATTAAATAAATATTATATTAAATAATGAGTATTATTGATGCTTTTAATACTCAATTAATTAAATTTATTAATGAATTTGAAAAAAAAATTATAATTAATTATCAAGAATATCATCGAGATATTAAAATATATAAACTTGGTCTTAAAACATTATTAATTACTAATAATATTATTGCAATTGATAACTTTAATAAATATGTGTTCCCATATAGGAAAATTATTCGTAATAACGACGAAAATTATTTTAGAAATAATTCAGATCAATTAATTAATGATGGCACGGATTTAGCAAATGAACATAGTATCTCTGATGATGATCGTAAACAATATATTTTAGATGCTTTAAAAGTTAAAGTTATTTGGGATACTCTTAATGATAATAATAAAAAAATAATATGGGAATATTTAAATGTTCTAATTAAGCTATGTAAATTATGGAATAAAAATAAACCTTAATAATACATTTGATGATAATAATATAGTATAATATCATCTAATGTTTCCCATTCAGATGGATTAAGATCATTTTCTGTATCAAATTCATCTTCATCTACATTTGCACATTTATCACTAACAAATAAGTGAAATCCTTCTGTTAGAATTTTATCACAACGATCCTCTGTTAATTGTTCTCTTATATCGTCCATATCTTCTATATCTTCTATACTTTCTATATCATCATCAAGTTTAGCTGATGTTTTATCAATATAATTTCTTACATTTTCATACCATTCTTTACTTGAATCACATTGTTTTAAATAATCTTTTATTATTATTTTATTAAATAAATTCTCCAAATTTGCTGTAATTTTCGTTTCTTCCATTATTAATATTATATATGCTCATTTTTTTAAATGCATTCGTTATATATAAATTAAAATCATATTTATATATTTTAAGAATACTATGTCAACCCAAATAAATAACTTTAAAAAACATTTTTTTAAATTTATTGATAATCTAAAAAAAACATTTCCGGAATATACGTCTACTATTGATAAACATTATTCAGAATCATGGGGTTCATTAGATGATATTAATAATTTTTATAACAAATTAACACCATATTCTAAATATATATCTATATCTAATGATAAACTTTTCTATGATCATACAGAACTTTATTTCTTAAATGAAATTAATTTTGTATTATTATGGCGTGATAAAAAATTAACAGATCGTTCTAAAGAATATTTATGGAAACATCTTCATACTCTATTAATTATAGGTAATTTAATTAATAATATTGATATTAATGATTTACTTAAATCTATTGATCTAAATAAACCTGCAAATGCAGAAAGTTCATCATCTAATTCAATAAATCCAATTATAGGTAATGAATCTCAAATGAAAGATGCAAAAGAATCTGTTAAACATTTATTTAATTCTAATAATTCTGCAAATAATAATTTTATTGGTGGCATGGTTGAAGATATTGCTGGTGAATTATCACAAGAATTTGGTAAAAATCCAAATATTTTAAATCCACAATCATTATTATCTGGTTTATTTGGTAATAATAATGATAATAATCCATTAATGAATATAGTTAAAAATGTATCAAATAAAATAGAAACTCGGGTTAAAGATGGAAATATTGATGAAAAAGAATTATTATCTTCTGCACAAGGACTATTTAGTCAAATGAATCTTCCACAAGGTATGCCTGGTATGCCACAAGGTATGCCGCCCGGTATACCACAAAATATACCACAAGGTATGCCTAATATGCAAGATCTTCAAAATATGCCTGGTATGCATGATTTAACTGGTATGCCTGGTATTCCTGAAATGCCTAATGAAGAAAATTCTGAATCTAATAGTCAAAATTCTAATTCTTCTAAAAAGAAAAGAAAAAAGAATAGACGTAAAAAATAAATTAATTAATATAATTTAAATTTATTATAATATCTTCTAATAATATAATAAATATATAAGATGTTTGATCTATTTTGGAAAGATGATATATCTATTTTATATAATGTCGATAGACTTACCGAATTTTTCCCTTCCAGTGATATGAATTTTGATGAAAAACTTAATGCATTAGTTCGCCTTTGTACTTATGCTGGTGTTTTATTATACTTATATCATAAAAATAAGGATTATTTATACTTACCTATTGTTATGATGGGTGCTTCATTATTTTTAAATAAAATGAGTACATATGAACGTAATGAACATTTTGAAATTATAAAAAAAAATGTAGATCCTAAAAAATTTACTTTACCAACTGTTAATAATCCATTTATGAATTATAATGTTATGAGTAATAATACTAATAAAAAACCCGCGGCAGATATTGAAAGTGTTCAACAAGATATTAAAAACAAATTTGATGAAGGACTATATAAAAATGTAGATGATGTTTTTGATAAAACTCATTCTAACCGTCAATATTTTACTATGCCATGGACAAGTGCATCTAATAAACAAGGTGATTTCTCTAAATGGTTATATAATGATGTTAATAATACATGTAAAGTTAATCAAGATCAATGTGCTAAATCTATATATAAAGAATTACGTGCAAGTAGACCAATTATACAATATAAACCAATTGGAAAATAAAATTTTAAATATTATATTATAATATAATATAATATAATATGTCATCCAATTTGTTTAATAATACTACACGTGACGGACATAATACTGCAACATATGATTATATGGTAACAAATTTTGTTAAAAATTGTGGTATTCCTGATGTTAGAAAAATTGCATATACTAATAAAGGTATAAATATTCGTGATGGTTATGGCTATGTTGCAAAAGATGGTTGTGCTATTGATAATGATTCTAAATTAAGAATTCCTCAAAGTAATGATGTATATCTTAATAGAAATCACCCATTACCACCACTTCCATGTATTACACCATTTAAAGGTAATGGTGATTATGATATTGATCAAGATACTGATTTAAAATTAAGTTCATCTACTCGTGTTCGTAGAGAACATGGTGTTTTATCTGGTATTACAATTGATCGCTTTGAACATCGTGATAGTGAAAGAACTCGTCAAAATGCTGATAAACTTGTATTACCTTCTGGTATTATTGGTATTTCAACTAGACACGATGATTGTTAATTAATTTTTTTATTTTTTTAATATAATATTATATTAATATATTAAGAATGGATGCTGGATTTTATTTAATACTTGGATTAGTTGGATCAGGTTACTTATTTTCAAAAGATGGTAAAACTGAACGTCAAACTGACGAAAATATACCATCTTCTATTGAACCTTCCGGTAATAATATTTATGATAGTAATCACTTAAAAAAAGTTGAAAATTTTGTACAAGATAAAGCCGATAATAGATTTGATAAAAGCCTTGATCCTTCCGCATCAAATGTTATTCCTCAATTTTACAATTTACAACCATCCTCTAAAAAAACTAAAGCTAAACCTAAACCTAAAAGCAACAAACCTATTTTAGCTGCAGATGGTAAACCTTTTACACATAGTAATATGACTCCTTTTTATAGTGGTTCTTTAAAACAAAATACAAATTTTGACATTAATCATAGCCTTATAGAAAATTTTACAGGTGTTATTCCAAAACCTCAAAAAAAAGAATTAAAACCTATGTTTGATTCTATTAAACAAAACGTTCATGGTATGCAAAATGAAAATGAAATGCGTAATTTAGATCGAATGTATGTTTCTAAAATTCAACGTGGTACTACTAATATTGAACAAACTCGTGTTGGCAAAGGTTTAAATATTAAATCTAATCAAACTAACACTGGTGGATTTCATGATATGTATAGACCACCTCAAAAAAATGTGGATGAACTTCGTGTTAAAGGTAAAGAACGTTTAGAATATAAAGGTCGTATGCTTGAAGGTAAAGGTGTTAATCAAAGACGTACAATGATTGGTGAAGTAACCATTCATAATAAAGCAGATGTTAATGAACAATTAATTAAAGATCTTGCTAAAACTACAGGTGATTTCTATCGTCCTACTAATCGTCCAAATCCTTTATTACATGAAACACAACAATTACCTACTGAATCTATTGGTGGTGCTAATGCTCCTCATACTAAATTTAATGATCATCATGATATATTTGCAAATGGTTTATCTAAAGAAGCTAAACCAGAACTTGTTAATGATGGCTTAAGAAATGCACATTATGCTGTTAATGGTGATAATCGTAATAATGATATTTCAGCATTTGATGTTCATGATAATCAACGTAATTTGTCTAATAATGTTGATTTTTCACATAATATCAACAATTTATCTAAAGGTGAATTACGTATTCAAGATGAACTTCGTAGTAAAAAAATGAATTCAATTAATGATTATGTTGGTTTATCAAATCCAGGTTCAAAAGATGCTTATCAAAACTTGAATTTTGATCTTAATGAAACTAATCGTCAAACTACATCTATTGAATATAAAGCTCTTCCTAAAAGCATTTTTAATAAAAATACCGATACTACACAATATAATAATATGGAAATTAATAATAAACGTGAATCTATTTCTGAAAATAGAGAACCTAAAGGAAATTCAACTAAAATATTTAATAATTCTATTAACTTTGAACCACGTAAATTTGAACGTGATTCTTCAATTAATATTAGTGAATTAAATCATTTTATTAAATCAAATAAAAATTTAAATTATAATATGAATGATACACGTTGTCATAAATTCTCTAAAGAATTTAATCGTTTACAAGATCTTCGTGAAAATAATCCACTTGCAATTAATTTAAATTAAAATTGTTAAGTATAAATTAGTTTATTTTATTATTTGTAATAAATAATAAAATATGGTTATTAATGAAAATAATGAACAAACACTTATTGAAGCTAAAAATGAATATTATCGTCAATTAACAAATATTATTAGACCTCATTTATACGAAGGTTTACAAAGTCTTTATAATAATGCTGTTGATGAAAATAAATATGATAATGAACATTTTTATCGTTTTCAAATATCTCTTCGTAATATTCGTCAATGGAATTCTAATATTATAGAAGAAGAATGTATTCGTATTAAAGATTCTGCCAATTGTGATTATCTTGATGAACTTATTATTGCTAATTTTACAGCATATGCTAAAATATTATGTTTTATACGTTCTAATAAAAGAAATCAAAAAATTAATGTATCTGTTCCTAAATTTGATAAATTTATACATCATTGCTATATTGAATCTGCTAAAATAATATTTACAAATCCTAAATTATTTAATCATAAATCAAATGATGATTTAAAACAAGTAAATATTGTTACTATTTTAAAACATATTGATACTGGTATTGAATCTGCTATACGTACTCTATCTCCATATAAAGAAATTTTACAAGAAACTTTACAAAATGCTCATATAGATGAAGATAATGATGATGATGACATTGAATCTGTTGACGAAGTTAATGAAGAAGATGAAGTTAATGACTATAATGAAACATCTTCAGAATATGCTAATGATATTACAGATGCATATATTGATAATAATGAAACAACATCTATTAATATAAATACATTAACAAGTGGTGGTGCTAATAATGAAAATTCAGATAATAATACTGATAATGATAATGATAGTAATATAAATGACGATACAGAAGTAACAACAAATATTAATGAAAATACTAATTCAGTAAATTTGAATAATAACGATTTAAACATTAATGATACTAATAATGATGATATTAATAATAACAATAATGACAATAATGATAATAATGATAATAATAATGATAGTGAATCAAATGTAAATAACATTAATGTTGATATTAATGATACTAAAAATAACATTACTAATGATACAACAAGAACTATAGAATTAATTAATAAAAAACATCGATCTAATACACGTGATAATTCTCCAGAAACTGTTCACGAAACTAATCCTAAAACAGTTTTTGAAAATGAACCTGAAAATGAACCTGAAAATGAACCTGAAAATAAATCTGAAAATGAATTAAATACTTCTAATAATAATAAGCATCATTTCTTTAAAAATGTTAATGATAGTGATAGTGATGATGATTTAGAAGATCTACATGTTTAGTTTTTTTTTAAAATTTTTTTTCTAAATAATTATATAATTATGAATCAATATATAGAAAGTTTAAATACTCCATTGTATATATCTGCAATAGTAACTATTCTTGTTTTTATTGTTAATTTTATTGATAATAATATTCAAAAACAAGAACAACCATATATAGATCAATTTAGAAAAAGTTTATATAGTGGAATTATAACAAGTGCAGTTTTATTTTTCTTTCAATCAACTACTGAAAATTCTGAAAAAATAATAACCGGTATGATGTAAATTATTGCGTATTCAAAACAATTATTAAATTCTTATTTAATAATAATTAAATAATTATTATTAAAATGTCTGATTCAACACTTAAATTACGTAAATTTGATATGCGATGGATCAAAGATGATAAAGTTTGTGTATTTATTGGTCGTCGCGAAACGGGTAAATCATTTCTATTAAAAGATTGTTTATATTATCATCGTGATATTCCTGCTGGTAAAATTATTTGTTCTACTGAAGGTGCTAATGGTAGTTATGGTCACCATATTCCTAAAATATTTATTAGTGAAGAATTTAGTAGTAAAATAATATCTAACTTTATTAAAGGTCAAAAAAAATTAATTAAACTTAAAGCATCTGATTCTAAATATAAAAATATTGATGAACGTGCTTTTATTGTACTTGATGATTGTTTATATGATACAAGTTGGCCTAAAGATAAAGGTATTCGTGCATTATTTATGAATGGTCGTCACTATAAAATTTTCTTTCTTATTACTATGCAATTCGCACTTGGTATTCCACCTGTTTTAAGAACTAATATTGATTATGTATTCTTGTTAAGAGATTCATATAAGTCTAATAGAAAAAAATACTATGAACATTATGCGGGTATGTTTGAAACATTTGAACAATTCTGTCAAGTTATGGATGCATGTACTGAAAATTATGAATGTTTAGTTATTCATAATAACTCTAAAAGTAACAAAATAGAAGATATGGTCTTTTATTATAAAGCTGAAGATCATGGAGATTTTAAAATGATGAAAGATAATAACTCTGCGTGGAAATTTAATGATGAAATGTATAATACTGAATATGATTCGGATGATGATACAAAACAAAATTCTAAACTTAAATTAACAAAAATGCGATAATATAATATATTTTAAAATATATTATATTATTGAGATATATAATTATCTGGGTCTCTACCCCCATCTACCCATACACTTGGCCTATTAAACATTTTTTGAAACATATCATTCATAGTTGGACGATCTTCTTGCTCTTCTGCAAATGTTCTTGGTACATATCTATATACTATTTTAGTTTGTGGTTTACAGCTTTTATAATTATTTTGATATCCTCTTATTATCATTAATATTCCTGTAAAAAATAATAATATTATATATAGTTTCATTTATAATATTATTAGATAATTTATATTATATTTTATTTATCATATCCATATTTTAAATAATAATATATTATAGTCGCAATTACTGAATATTTATGATCATTTGTACTTATATATGTTCCGGAATATATTAAAAGTATTTGTAATGGTAAATATTCTATCATTTTCTTTTGTGTTTCTCCTGATTCTATACCTAAATCTTGTGCATATATTTGAAGTACACCATATGTACCCAATAACGTAATTATTTTATCCATATCTATATTCATTTTATATTATATAATAATAAATTTTTTAAAATATATTTTCTATTATTTCTTTTACTGGTGCTTCATCTTTTTCTTTTGGTTTTTCTTTATCTTCTTTAATTTCTTTTACACGTGCATTTTTCTGTAAGTTTCTCTTACGTTCTTCATAAAATTCGTCTGCTTGTAAACGGTTTTGTTTATGTCCTTTAACTAATTCATTTAATTGTGATTCTCCATATTCTTGATTGGCAATATCATCTGCTTCTGGATTCCATGGTAACCAATACCCTACTTGTCCTACAAATACATGAAAATTTTTATCATTTGATTGTAATCTCTTTGCTTTCATTTGTGCTTCTCTTAATGTATCATATGTCCCTCTTACTTTTAATCCATGCATATTTAATAATCCATCCGTATTTACCTCTTTATTAAATTTACTATTTAAGTCTTGTCCATTTAATTTTTTAAAATCATCATATTTTGTGTCAATATCTTTAAACGTCTTTTCATATATTAAATCTACCTTATCTTTCTTTAATTCTAATACCTCACATATTGTATGGAATTGTTCATTTATCTTATTTAAAAATTCTTTTAAAATAAATAATTCTTTTTCTTGTACTATATTTTTTGGTGGATCACAAAATGACATTAAACAAAAATTTTGCCCTCTAATTGGAGGGTCTGCATCCAAAAAATCTTCTTCTATTTCTGATTTTTCATTTTTACTCATTTTTATTATAAATGTATATATTATTATACCTTTATAAACGTATTAATATCATTTTTATAAACTTGCTATAAATTCCCACTGTAATTCATCACATATCTTCTTCCATATTTGATCTTGTTGATATAATTTCTCTCGGCTCTTTAATAAAGGAAAACAGTCTATAAAATCATCTAATTCTAATAGTTCTACAAATTTGTGTATTATATAATTATAATTTAAAAAATTCTTTCTATCACTTGGACATGATTTTGCAAAAGGTATTTGAATCTCTTTAAACATTAATCTTAATTTATCTTCTATTTCTCTTGACATTATAGGTGATTGCTTTCCAGATATTTTATTAACAATATATGGAATATGTTCATAATATTTACTTAACTTTAATTTCTTTAAATATTGTCTTATTCTTGAATTTGTTATTAATTTCATATCTTTTATACGTTCTTTCTTTATTTCTACATATATTGAATCTAATACTTCTTCTGGTATAATCGTTACTTCTTTTGCTTGAAATTGTGCAAGTAATTCATTAAAATGATTAATTCTTTTATAACAAAAATAATTCGTTTCTACTGGTGGATCTTTATAGGATGGTTTCTCATTTTCTACAAATGTATATTCTGTTGTCCCACATTCTGTACATACTAATAACCCATCATTATTTGCTATTAAATTTTTATTATTACAAAAGCTACAATTTATATTATTTTTAAAATCATTTTTAATATAATTTTCATCTACTATATTCAAATATTTATCTAATATATCTGCCTTATCTGAATTGACTTTTTTATCAATATATTTATTTATATTTGTAAAATTATGTTCAAACGACTTTAAACTTACATTGTTTAATACATTATCATTATTATCTTCTATATTATTATTTTCTATATTATCTTTATTTTTAATATCATAATATTTAAATAATAAATGTGAGGTATTTAAATAATAATCATTCTTAATATTTTTATTTTTATTAATTTTATCTTTTAATATAGAAATCTCATTAAATATATTATTTTTTCTATCTAAATTATCAATATCATCTAATTCATTATATTCATTCTCTAATCTTTTAATTTTATTTTCTATCTTTTTATCATTTAGTGAATTGAATGTTTTAAGTTGTTCGTTATGTTTAACATCTAATGTACATCTACTATCGTTTGGAATTTTTTTATATGATTTAGATTTGACAATTGACATATTATTATTAATATAATATCGCATATTTTTAAATAAAATTATATTATAATTAAAATTTTCGTAAAATAACTAAATATTTTATAAATATATATAATACTATAATGGATAATAATATAGATATTATTAGTATTCAAAAAATGATATTTATTTATAATGCTATATTATCTGGTTGGACTGTTAAAATGATTGATAATGATCGTTTTGAGTTTATTAAAAGTAAAGATAATATAAGTAAAGAAGTTTATTTAAACAACTACTTAAATAAGTTTATAAAAGAAAACTTAACAGATATAAATAAAATTTTAAATTAAAATTAAATTTTAATTTAATTTAATTTAGATTTTTTCCCAAAATTTTTTTCTTGCTATATAATATAAAAAATGGGTGGAGGTTTAATGCAATTAGTAGCTTACGGCGCACAAGATGTTTACCTTACAGGTGATCCACAAATCACTTTCTTCAAGGTAGTTTACAGACGCCACACAAACTTTTCAATGGAAGCCATTGCACAAACATTCAATGGTACACCAGACTTCGGACGCAAAGTATCCGCAACCATTGCACGTAATGGTGACTTAATCCACAAATGTTACTTACAAGTAACATTACCAGGTCTTACACAAGCAAGATCTGCTTATGTCCCATATGTCGGCCACCGTCTTATCAACAACGTAGAACTTGAAATTGGCGGTCAAAGAATTGACAAACACTACGGTGAATGGTTATACATCTGGTCTGAACTCACAGAAACAGAAGGCCACCGTTCAGCCTTTGACACTATGGTAGGTCAAACTGGTGATATAACTGAAACTGCAAATGAAGATAATGATAAAAACCAAGTAACAGGTCTTCAAAATGTACAAAACACTGCTATCTCAAGTGCTACATTATATATACCACTTCAATTCTGGTTCTGCCGTAACGCAGGCCTTGCTCTTCCATTAATCGCCCTTCAATACCATGAAGTTAAGATTAATGTTGAATTTGAAACACTCGCAAATTGCTGCTATGGTGCTGATTCTCCTACAGCCGATGCAACATCTTTTGATGCACAACTCTATGTTGACTACATCTACCTTGATACAGAAGAACGTCGTCGCTTCGCTCAAGTCAAACACGAATACCTTATTGAACAACTTCAATTCACAGGCTCTGAAACAGTAGCTGCATCAGCAAACAAACTTCGTCTTAATTTCAACCATCCAGTCAAAGAACTCGTATGGACAATTAACTCTGATGGTGACGCCACATCAGGTGTTAATAATAATGGTGAATGGAACAACTATACAAATGCAGATAACACAGATGGTGGTACTACTACTGCTGATGGTTCTGGTATCTTATACGGTAATGGTGCCAATAACTGCTCAAATGCCAAACTCCAACTCAACGGTCACGACCGATTCTCACAACGTGATGGCTCATACTTCAATTTAGTACAACCATACCAACATCACACATCAAGTCCATCAATGGGTATCAACTGTTACTCATTCGCACTCAAACCAGAAGAACACCAACCATCTGGTACATGCAACTTCTCTCGCATTGACAACGCTACATTAAACGTAACATCTGCATCTGCTGGTACAGCCAAAGTATACGCTATTAACTACAACGTATTACGCATCATGTCCGGCATGGGTGGCATTGCATACACAAACTAAATAATTAAATTATTAGTTTTCTTTTTAAAATTAAATATTAATCTATAAATTAATATCTAATATAATTCTAATTTATATGTTTACATATTGGTCAATTCCTATTTACCTCTTTTTTTTTATTATATATCTTGAATTTAGTCCTTCTCTCGGTCATATACTTTATCGTATTAATAGTAATGGTGATTACTATTTTAATTTTTATAGCTTATTACAATTCTTTTACTTACCATTTATTAACTCTTCTTTCTGGTATGAATTATTAGATTTAAATATATACTTTGGTATTTATATTACAGATTTATTATTTTACTATATATCATATATCAGTGGACATCCAACTTCCCATGGTCTAACACACATTCCTAATGCTTGACACCACGTATATCCCGCTGATTTTATACAATTATGTTTGTCTCTATCATTTCCAACTATTATCTCACATATTGCATAATTACTAAATATAAACATTAAATGATACATAACTACTATAAATGTAATTAAATTATCCATATTATATATTATATAGAAATATAATGTTATTATAAAATATACACAATGTTTTCAAATATACTTAATAACGAAATATTAATATCTATTTTAATCTTTATTTTAATTAATTATTTCCAATCTTTACAAAAAAATACAATACAACAAAATACAATACAAAATGATCAACAAACATCTGAATCTAACGAAGTTAATGAATCTAATGAAGTTAATGAATCTAATGAAGTTAATGAATCTAATGAAGTTAATGAATCTAATAAATTAAAAATAATATTATACTTTGCACATTGGTGCGGTCACTGTAAAAATTTCTTACCAATATGGAATGAATTTAAAAAAAATAATACTAATCCTAATTTAGAAATATCTGAAGTAGATTGTGAAGCTGATAATGAAACATGTAATAATAATAATGTTAAAGGTTTCCCAACTGTTATTTTATATAAAAATAATCAATCTCATGAATTTAATGATGAACGTTCCATAAGTGCATTAAATACATTTATTAATAAATTTATTTAAATATCTAATTTAAATATATTTGTGTTTCTTTATCACAATTTTTTATTTCTTTTTCTTTTTTATTTTCTTCACTCTCATCATTTTCATCATTATTATTAAAAAAATCTTCTGTTTTTTTAATTCCATCATTATATAATTCAAGTTTCTTTTCTAAATCTATATCCATATCTACAGATGATAATGTATTCTCATAATATATTGTATTTTTATTATATTTATTATCTAATCTTAACAATTCAATTTCTTCCATCATACACCGTATTATATTCATAAAATATGATTGTATACTATCTATATTAAATGAAATATTTCTATCAATTTCTCCTAATCTTAATCCCAATATTTCTTCTATTGGTTTATCTTTTAATACATGTATTGGATATTGATCTAAAACTCCTCCATCTACAAATATTTTATTTTTATAAGTTTGATATGTAAAAAATAATGGTATTGTTATTCCCATTCTTATTCCATCAATTACATCTAAATCTGGATACTTTATATAATCAAAATACTCTATTTTTCTTGTTGACAAACATGTTGCTGTAATTATTAAATGTTTATTTGTTAAATTATATAGCTCTTTAAATGTTATTTGTTCTTTTCCTAATTTAGCTTTAAATAATGTTCTTATTAATGATTCTATTTGAGATCCATCATCTAATCCATAATTATTATTATATAAATTTCCTATATCTATATTAATAAATTCATTTATTTTTAATAAACCTATTAATTTATATAATTCATCATGTGTATATTTTATATTTAATAATGCTGCAACTAATCCACCTATAGATGTACCAACAAATGTTTCTACATTATTTAATATTTCTTTTTCTTCTAATACTTTAATTGCACCTATAAATGTATATAATTTTATTCCACCCCCACAAAAAATTAAATGTTTATATTTATATTCTTTCATTTTAATAAATATAAATATATAAGATTTATGTAATATAATATTAATGATATGAAAGATTTTATCTATGCTAATGAATTAAAACAACTTTCTTTAGAAAAAAATAATAAGCGATCTAAAATATATGATAAAATTATTGAAAAAATTGTTATTCGTATTAAAATAATTGCAGCAAATGGTTTAAATAATTTTTCTTATGAAATACCTCAATTTATTCCTGGTTTACCAATATATAATATAAAAAATTGTGCAGAATATATTATTATTAAATTAAAAGATCATGGTTTTAGTGTACAATATAATCCTCCAAATATTTTATTTATATCATGGGATCTAAAACCCCCTTCTAAATCTATTAGTCTTAAAAAATAAATTTAATTTATTTTAAATTTATTTTGAAAATTTATTTTGAATTATTGAATCAAATATAAATATTAATAATATTCCAAATATTGAATATAATATTGTATCACTATTTTTATTTGATTTAAAGTTTTCAATTATATTATGTGAAAGTGGTTGGACATGTTGTTGAACTTGGGATTGTACTTGGGGTTGTACTTGGGGTTGTACTTGAGGTTGTACTTGAGATTGTACTTGAGATTGTACTTGCGGTTGTACTTGCGGTTCAATTAAATTTTGTTGATTTAATATCATTTGTTTTATTATATTATAACAATTCTCACAACTCATTAAATGATTTATAATATTTTCACATGAGTCTTTATGTTTATTTATAATATTCCACTCTTTATTATTTTCTGTATT